GATTGCGGATACCTATGATAACAGGGAAGATTATGTGAAAAAGATGCCAACGGCATCACAATATTTATTGGATCAATACAGAGTACAATATTTCTAATGAGATTTAACAAGAAAGAAGAGATTGGCAAATTAAGAGACCGGATACTTGTTGAACAAGTTACCAGGACTGCATCAAATACAGGTTATCCTGCAGAGACCTGGTCAACATTGGCTACTGTCTGGGGCATGGTTGATTACAAAGGAATTAATAGAGAAAATGTGGATGGAGGAAAGATTACGGCAAAGAGCCAGATAAAAGTTGTTGTTAGATATAGGGACGATATTACCGAATCAATGCGTATCACTTACAATAGTAAAAAGTATCAGGTAGAAAATGTGCAGATAAGTGAAGATAATTTGTATTTAATGTTGTTTTGTTCATATAATGAAAATTACCAATGACATACATATCAGAAAGACAAATTTCTAATTTAAAAAGAATTAGTGAATCAGGCGGAAGAAAGCGTGGTTTATATGCCAATGGATTAGCGGAATGTGTACTTGAATTAAATGAACTATTAAAAAATATAACTATTGATAAAAGAATTGATGTGATAAATGCAGGAATGCCAGCTGCCTTAAATGTTTATAAATCATTAATTCCTGTATCAAAAAAAGAGCATAAAATATATACTTTTTCTAAAGGTGTTGGAAAGTCTGGAGGTAATGCGAAATTTAGATATATAGTTAAGCCTGGCAATTTAAAAAGATCAATAAAAAATTTAAGCGAATTATTAAAAAAATATAAATGGAAATTTGGATCAATTGGTCCACATTATAAAGCTCAACCAATTGGATCAACTCTTAATAGTGATGATAAATATGATGGCTTTTATGCTCACATGATTTATGGTTCAGCTAAAGTTTGGAGGAGAAAGATAGTTTTAAAAGCAAAAAATACTGCAGCATCTGTTGTTTTTCCAGCAATGATATCAGAGGCAAAGGAAGTTGTAAAAATGTATCCTAAAAAATTCTGGGAATGATAGGCAAAGTTATATATGGGAAGTTAAGCCAAGAATCTACAGTTGTAGCAATTGTAGGGCAAAAAATATATCCTGATTTAACTCCTCAGGATGTCAAATATCCCTTCTGTGTATATACTATTGTTAATTCTACTCCAGTTGATTTTAAAGATGGGCAGAGTAATTTGGAAGAAGTGCAATTTCAAATAGATTGTTACACCCAAAGTTATGATACTACTCAAGAATTAGCTAATAATGTGAGAAATAGTCTTGATCGGTTTACAGGAACAGTAAATGGAATAGATGTACAAACAATAAAATATATGTCTTCTGATTCTGAAGTTTACAATCCTACGTTAAATGTTTATTGGATGAGCGTTGATTTTATGGCAAGAATAAAAAGATAATTATGAAACTAAGATTAATAAAAGAGTGGAACGGCAAGCCAGCAGGAGCAACTGGTGTATTTCTATCTGACTATGGCAAAGAATTAATTGCTGATGGTATAGCGGAGCTTCTTGATGATGATTTTGTAGTGGAAGTAATGCCAGAGAAAAAGACACAAGAAACACAACAACCTATCTATATTCCAGTGCCAATGCCTATGGAATATTTTGAAGATGAAAATGAACTTGAAAATATCGATGTTAATATAAATTTGTCTAAACCTAAAAAATAAATAACATGGCAACTACTGGAATTATTAATGGTACGTTGATGCGCTTGTATAAAGATAATACAGCTATCGGTTACGCGACATCCTGCCAAATGAACGTAACCGCTGCAATGCGTGAAATCCTGACAAAGGATAGCGCAAGTGGTGGATGGAGAGAAGTTAAAAAGGGACAGCTATCAGGCACACTATCAACTGAAGCTTTGTATGCCGGTCCTGGTGATACCTCCACAAATTATCTGTTTGATGATTTATTTACTGATCTTGTATCAGGTACTGCATTAACCATTAAATTTACTACAGATGTAAGCGGTGACAATGTGTTTACTATGCAAGCTATCTGTACATCCTTGGACTTAAATGCAGCCGTTGAAGAAAATGTAAGCTATTCTGCATCTTTTGAAATTACTGGAGCAATTGCAAAGACTCTTAAATAACAAATAAAATACCTAACATGAAAACAATAAAAATAGCTAATACGGACATACCAGTAAAATTTGGAATGTTCGTGTTAGGTACATTTCTGAGGGAGAGGAATCTTAAGTTAAGTGACCTCTCCCAACTTGGCGAAGACCTATTATTTGTCCTGGAACTTGCTTTTGCCGGAGTGCAAGCAGGATACAAGGCAAAAGGTGAAAAATGCCCATATACATTAGAAAAGTTTTGTGATTTAGTTGATTTGGATAAAGGTGGTATTAATAGAATTACAGAGCTGATAACAAATGAGATTACTGTACAGGAAGATGAGGGAAGAAAAAACGAGATAGCGGAGGAGCAGAATTAACGCTTGAATATATAGAGCGATTTTGCTTTGGAGTGCTAAAATTTCCTCCTCCGCATTATTACGAGATGACATTAAGAGAGGTTATTATGGCCATGCAAGGCTATAATAACCAATTTGAAATAGAGCAACAATTTGAGTGGGAAAGAGCCAGGTGGCAAACTACACTTTTATTAAATGTTCATACTGCAAAAGGAAAGTCAATTAAGCCAAAAGATTTAATTGAATTTCCATGGGAAAAAATATTAGATAAACCAGTAAAAAAACATTTGACAGAATTAGACAAGTCTATTTTTGCCAAGTGGGATAAAGAGTAGATAATGGCAAATGCAGCACAATTAAATCTTAAACTTGGTATTGATGTTTCCAACCTTTCCAGAGAACTGGGCAAGGTGGAAAGTCGCATGGCTAAGTTTGGCTCACAAATGCAATCTATAGGCAGCACAATGACGCAGTCTATCACACTGCCATTGATTGGTGTTGGTGCGGCTTCTTTAAAGGCATTTGCCGACATGGAGAAGTTGGAGAATGGATTGATTGCCATAATGGGTAGCAGTGAAGGAGCAAAGGAGGAGTTAGATAAATTAAGGAAAGTTGCCGAGAATCCTGGTCTTGCTTTACCTGAAGTTGTTAAGGCTTCAGCTTCTTTGCAATCAGTAGGAATGTCAGCCGATGCAGCCAGAGAAACTATTACACAGTTTGGTAATGCAGTAGCAAGGTCTGGAGGTGGTGCAGAACAATTTAGTGGTGTTACATTAGCTTTAAGTCAGATAAGTGCAGTTGGAAAAGTGACTCAAGAAGACCTTAACCAAATTAAAGAAAGGTTGCCAGAATTTGCGCGTGTGATGAAAGAGGAATTTGGCACAGTTACTGCTGAAGGTATAAGGGCAATAGGTGTAAGTAGCGAGGAATTTATTACGCGATCCGTATCTGCCTTAAGTAAGTTGGAAAGGGCGCAAGGAGGTTTAGGTAATACATTTGACAATTTAAAAGATAATGTAACGGCTTCTTTGGCAGAATTTGGTAAAGCAATTAATGAATCATTAAATTTACAAGCGGTTGCAGAAAGTTTAAGTAAATATATTCAAGGATTAGTAGATGGATTTAAGGCGCTTAATCCAGAGACGCAAGGCTTCATAGTTAAGGCTGCTTTGGTAGCCGCATCTATAGGACCTATTATTTTTATTGTAGGAAAATTAATAAGCACATACGGTGCTTTAGTTGGTGCTACTAAATTTGTGGTGCAAGGAATAGGTAATATAAGTAAAGCATTTACCTATTTAGCAGCTAACCCAATGATATTAGTTGTTACTGCATCAATTGCTGCGCTTGGTGCGATTGCCTTATATGTATATGATAATTGGCAAGCATTTACTGATAGGTTTAAAAATATATGGATAAATATTAAAAATAGCGTGATGTCAGGTGTGGCATCAGTTTTAAAAAGTATAGATAATTTACAAAAATCTCTTGGATTAAAATTATTTAATCTTGATGGATTAACTGAATATCAAAAAGAGCAAAGAATTGTTGCTACTGAATTTAAAAGTATTGGAGAAACGGTTGATAGTTTAAAAGGTAAACTTGCTTCATTGTTTACTACTGGTGCAAAAGCAAGTGGAGGTGGCGGAGGTATAACTCCACCAACTTTACCAACTGAAACAACTGCAATTAATACAGGTGGTACAGTCGGTAAAGCAGCTACTTTACAACCTTCTATACAGCCTTTAGGTATTACAACAATGTTGCCAACATTAGATGTGTTGCCAACAAAATTAACAAGCGTTACAGCTGAAGCAGAAAGATTAAAAGAAACAACATTAGCTTTAAATGATGCTACTACAAAATTTGTTCCTCCTATTCCTGCTATTGTAGCTTTTAAAACTGAAATAGAGTCTTTAGGATTAAAAATGAATGAATTAGGTAACGCATCAATAAATATTAATTCTGCTATATCATCAGGTATTGGACTTTTAGCAAATGAGTTTGAAAAAGGTATAGGTTCATTTAATGATTTTGCTAACGCAGTAGTTAAAGGTGGTTTAAGCATTATAAAGTCATTGATACAACAAGGTGTTGCTGCAGCAGTAGCTAACACTTTAAAAGGGCCTGCTGGTACATTAGGTCCAGTTGGTGTAGCTATTGCAGGTGCAGCTGGAGCTTTAGCATCTGGATTATTTACTACAATAATTTCAAAAATATCTCCTCCTAAACTTGCTGAAGGCGGCTTGGCTTTTGGGCCCACGATGGCAACTGTGGGAGATAATCGAAACGCAAGGGTTGACCCTGAAGTGATTGCACCTCTATCAAAGTTAAAAGGTATGCTTACCGATGTTGGAGGCATGGGAGGTGTGTTAGAAACAAGGATAAGTGGCAATGATTTAATTATATTATTAAATAGGTCACAAAAGACTTTAAATAGAGTACAGTAATGGCGGTAAGGTATCAAACGACTGTTTACAACGAGAAAAAAAGGAAGATAACTATATCTATTAAAGATAAAGATTATTCCGGTGCAGTCGGTTCTTTTGATACTATCAATATTCAACTCCAATATGATAGTGAAACAAGCCAGGGCATGGAGCGTTTTGCTCCTATTATCGGATCGCGTTTAAGATTAAATTTAATTATAAATTCTGCAGCTTTACAAACTTTACTCAATGACATAGGCTTTGCCGTTGAGGGTAGGTTTAGCATGGAGTTAACAAGTTATGAAGATGATAATACAACAGTACTATTTAAATGGTATGGCTATATAGTTACTGATTTAGTCGAATTTGAAGATGTCACAACAGATATAGGATTCACTGCACAAATAGAGGCAGTTGATGGTTTAGCATGGTTAAAAACATTATTGTATAAAAGTGAGGTAGGTCCTTATTTAGGTCAAGATACAGTAGTTCAGCATATTTGCAATTGTTTAAATCAACTGGATTTTGTCCAAGAAAACTTGGTGGCTAATAGCTTGCCAATATTACATACAGTATTTAACTGGCATGAAAATACCATTAATTACTCAACTAACAATGACTTTGCCCTGCGCACAGTTATTAGTCATAGAGCATTTTATCACAGAGATACAAAAAACAATTATACTTATCAGAGCTGCTACGATGTTTTAAAAAAGATATGCCAGGCATTTGGTGCAAGGCTATTGTTTAGTGGCAATCAGTATTGGTTTATTCAAGTTAATGAATATTTAAATCCAAAGAATCACAGATATTTTAAATATAATGGATTTGGCATTCAATCATCTGGCACTTTTAATTTAGATTTTACTACACTTAACTTGCAAACTAATTTATCTAATAGTGCATTGATGAGGTTAAGCGGTGGCAGATGGTCATATTATCCTCCATTAAAAAATGTTGTAGTACGTTATAATTATTTTGGGAAGCAGAATTTATTGGCTGGTAAAGAATACAGCTATGCAACAAATGCTACACCAGAGCAAGTTATAACTCCAACATTAGATAGCACAAATGTAGATGCCAGGTTAAGTTATACCGGTATATTAAACTTTTATGCATCAGCTTTAACACCTGCTAATTTTGCTCCATATCAACTTGTATTTGCCGTTAAATTAGCATCCATAGTAAACTCTTTCCCATTGCAAGGCTTTGCAAGTGCTAACTGGACATTAGGCAGTGGATGGCTAATTGCTGATGGGATATTGGAAGGAACATTGGCTGCGACAGAGGCATATTACACAACTTTTACTGTTACTGCTAATAGAAAATATTATGTTAAAATAAAAGTTAAGTTAGATAATACAGGTCAATTAAGGTTGCGTTTAGGAGGAGTAACAAAAACTATAATGGAATCTGGCGATTATGAATATATCATTGAATCAACAAATACAAATACATTAAAATTAGATAGCATTACATCTCCAGCCTTTACTGGAAAAATAACTGCATTAGAAGTTAAGCAAGAAAATTATTATTTAAAAAGACTGGTGAATTATACAACAGGATTTAATTTTCAACTTGACGCAGCAAGTTGGGAAACATCAGCTTCAGAATATGAATTTAATGTAGAAACTGTATATAATGATCTTGCTTTTGTAGTTAATAAAACAATTTCTT